TAGGTAAATATGTCCTAAACCATCCTGCATATCTATTCTCTGAAACTTCAGATCTTCCTTTATTTTATTATGAACATCAAATATTTGTTGGGGTGGTCCTGCCAGTTTGATTGTTTCATCAGAACTAGCAGCCTTATTAACTCTGCTAGATTTATCCCTAACCGCTTCAGATATATTGCTGTAAATAACCTTTAGAATCTCTGGCATTTTACCCTCTATGGCTTCTTCTTTGAACCTCAAAATCCTCCATCCTATATTGGCTAAGACCTGATCTCTTTGTTGGTCGTGAATCTTTTGGTCTATTTGTTCGTGCCAGATCTCGCCGCATGTTTCAATACCGACACCCACGTCAGGATATGCAAAATCCAAAACGTAAGGTTGAGGTTGACCTGCGGTGGCTATCTTGTACTGCAAAAAGAACTTATAAGGAATTTGTCCAGACAACATTGATAGTCCATTTAACATCTTCTGTTCAAGGGTAGTCAGTCTTATATTCTGCATACTCTGCTGGAACTGTTGAGCCTGTTGTTGTGCTTGTTCCTGCTGTTGTTCTGCCATAGACTTTCCACCTTTTCCTCTTTTACTTATAAAGGAGGGTGCTGGTGAAACCGGTTGAGCCGCTGCCATCGGTGCTGGCATGCCTCCTGGTGCCGGTGGTGCTGCCCCTGGCATCCCCGGTGGTGCTGCTCCAGGCATTCCAGGTTCTCCACCCGGCATTCCAGGCATCCCTCCACCGCCTAGATCCATTGGTGGCATTCCTCCACCCATACCGCCACCCATTGGCATACCACCCATACCGCCCATACCACCTTGTGGCTGTCCAAGGAATTGTCCGGTAGCAGAAGCCAAAGCATTTTCTTCTCTAATTCTTCGTGTTTCCTGATCGTAATCGATATCGAACTCTTCCAACAATCTTTGAGCGGAAATCAATCCCTTATCATGTAACTGCATAAGAATTTGTCTAAAATTAGTTCTATCACGAAGCTGTAGGTCATTCCATTTTAATTTTGGGTAAACAAACACGTCTTCACCAGCTTCTTTGCTCTCTTCCTCATCTTTGAAATTCTGCATCATTGCAATAGGCAAGAAAATGTGATTTTCAACCCATTCTGCTAATTCATTTCTCCAACTCTCTAAACGAGCAATCATAATTTCAATACCAACTTGTGCAGAGTTACCTTGAATTGTAATTTGACCATTTCTCATCGTTACAAATAATCCATAAGGAACTTCAAAACAGTAAACCTTTCCCTTATAATGTTTCTTTGTTATTTCTTCGTGATCATCATAAATTGAATATTCTTCTTGCCCAATTTTAATGGTTTTTTGATAGTTTCCGGCATACCCCTCTACTGCACCAATAAATTTTGCCCTTGCTTTTACGTCTTTGGCTTCTATAAATCTATACTCATCAGAATCCCTTTTGGCACTCCACATCCTGTGGTTCGGCGTTACTAAAATATCCATCTTATCAGTATTAAAATGTATCATTTCTCCGTCATAATCATAAACCATTTTTTTATAAGGAGAATGATATTCTATTTCTTTTGTATCGGGGTTATAACATGCTATCTTATCAACTTTAGGATCTATATCATCGTATTTTTTGAATCCCGAATCACATAGAGTAAGTGTATCTTCACTGTGGCAACTATAACCACTCGCCTCACCGTTTAGAATAGCCTGATTTAACATAAAGCCATCTAGGATTTCCTTGCCAATTTCTTCCAATTCATTAGTGAGATTATGAATCTTACCAGAATTGCCTTGTACAGAGATCATTCCATTTCTACGGACAATGAGCATACTATTAGGAACTTTTACGCAATATACCTTACCAATATAATCGGGTCTATGTATATGTTGTTTTCTTATATTAAATTTTACATCTTTACGCCTTTCTGACCAGTATACACGATACATATTTTTATGTTTCAAATGGGTTTTATCTTCTACTGATGTATTAGCAAAATATCCAATCTTTAAACATATTTCGGATACATCATCTGCCAATTGTTTAGAAGTTGTGCTGTATTTGTATCTGGGTGTAGACCCGTCATTTCGTCTAGTCCCATCTCCGTCCATCAAGGCATCAAGCAAAATTTGTAATTTTTCTTTCGGCAAATTTTTAATCCACTGCGGTATTCTCTTGTTCTCTGAACCATGTCCACATTCGTTGAACAAATGCCTAGCTATGATACAACTATTAATGGCAAAATTAGCACAGACGCTTTTATGCCTCGCCCCAATTCTATTATCTTTATAATGAGAATACTTCGGATATACCTTTTGTACAGTATCAGTTATACTGCGATTATGTACGCTATTTTGATTTTGGTATATGTTGCAATCTACAATCTGTTTTCCCCCACTTAATTGTAGATACCTTTTTATACCATCTTTTCTTTTATATGGTATTCTTTTTATTATGTGCGTGGACCCTTCGCTAACAAAATATCCAATAAATTTCAAATACGTATCTAAATCAACATCTTTCATATTATGTTCTTTGTATGGGAGATATTCTGGAATAGATCCTGCCCAATTTAGCGTAGAAACAAATTTGTCATTATGTTTTACGTCCTGGGAATAAACTACCTGTGTTTTGCCTTTTCTTTCTATCAACATTCTGTGATTTGGCGTTACCATAACATCAACGGATCTACGTTTAAAATGATACATCTGAGAGAATGTAGTAGAATCATAATCGTATTCATTATATTCTGTTGGTAATTGGTACTCCAAATGTTTATTATCCATATTGTATGTGGCAACTTTTTCATCTTTTTCAAGTTCGTTAAAATACTTCCATCTATTCTCTGTAAGAATTTCTGTATCCTCTGAATGACAAGCTCCTTCCCAAGAGTAATCGAAATTATTATGAGTAACAAGTGTCAGGTTAGGATCATTGGAAACAGCTACAAGTTGAGATGAAACATCTGCGATATCGGCGGCAGTAGCTGGACGGCTGTCCGATCCTAATTTAACAATACGAATAGGAAGAATTAATCTTTCAGCAACAATCCAGTTTGCTGTCATTAATTTTGTCTTGTATGCTAAATATGTAAACATTCTACGAATAATAGATGTTCCATAAGCACTATATGGACTACCACCATATTTAATATGACTCATATTTCTATTGGACAATACAATTGGCTGCCCAGTTGAGACTGACTCAATTAGAGAAGCAGGTAGTTTGCTATATATAGCTTCTGGTCTTTTGGTGGCGATAATGCCTTTTAGCTCATCATCTGGTTCAAGCATATAAACTGCTTCTTCTGACATTGGGTTCTTGTGGACCGTGATCCAGTCTGGGTTTAATACTTTAATTTTACTAACCGTTCCACCTGGGTGATTACACTCGGTTCCATCTAGCAGTGCGTGTCCACCACACCTTTCACATTCATATTCTACAAATGGGTACACGTCACCTAATAAATGTCTCTCAAATCCAATTGCTTTAAGCCAATAATTCAACTTAAGTCTTTTGACAGTTCTCTCAAAAAACTTCAATATCTTTTTGTCTTTACATTCTAAAACAAATCCATTAAGTGGAAATTCGGAGTTATGAACAGCAATTCTGTTAGCAATATAACTATGTTTGTTGCTAATTGTCAAATCAAACACGTCACCAGAATATCTCTGTGTTTTTATATCATTAATTTTTCTATAGATATATTTGCCTTTAACAATATCATCGTCAACAGAATACTGACTATTTTCGTCTGTTTCATAATTTATTGGCGTTAATAAATAATCTCCAACTTTTAATGTTCCTACTTGTACAAAATCTATCTGCCCATCTTTCTCAGTAAGGACTTTATGTCCAGGTGTTACTTTTAATGTATCCTGACTGACGCCCTCAATTTCTATGGCAAGTATTTCTTCATCTACATATTTTTTATGAATTTCTTCCACACTATTGACAGTGCCATCATGACTTCTGACTAAATCGTCTTTTTTAATCGAAGATATAGATTTCTGTGATCCATCTACCATTAATATTTGCGTAGCAGGAACAAAACAATAAAAATCCACACCAGCCGCCACCTTTGGCTCGTTCGAATTATGAACAACACATCTATTAACACAATAACTATGTTCCCCTTCTAATTCCAAATCATACACTTTTCCTTCGTAATATTTTTCGCGGATAGATGTAATTTCATGATATATTTTATTTTTAGTTTTTATGGGTGGAGTATATAATCTATCCCCCACTCTTATCTCTGATGCTTCAACCCATTTTTCCTCAAAATCCAAATCGTCATATTGATGTTTTTCCCATTTTTTTTGTTTGACGATTGGTATTTCGTGTGAACTAGTCACATTCATTTCTCTATTTATTCCACCGGCTTTAATAGATAAGATATTCTCGGAAATATCTCTACTGTGAATTTTTTTAATAGGACTAATATTCCCAGTACCATTAATAACTTCATCTCCTTCCGTTAATTCATCTATTCTTTTTTCCGTACCATCTCCCATCAGTACTAAAGACTCTGGAGTAAAACATTGATAGAACCTACAATTAGAACAAATATACCCATCTGCAACTAAGGCATGACGACTATTAGTCATTTCTATGTCATAACCTTTGCCGGTGTAGTAAAACTGCTCTATTTTTGATATTGGTTGAGCAAAATATATTTGTCCATCTTCTTCGTAGAAAAATTTTAATTCTCTTGATGTTTTCGGCGTAAAATCTTCGGGGATTTTATCACTTCTCATGTATGGCCGTAATTTTTTGACTTCAGAAGAAGGGATAAAAATCCTATAACACCATTCTAATGTTGTTGGATAATGATCTCCATCCAAAGGATATTTATTTAATGAACAAGATATCCCACAAGATAATAATAGCCAGTATAATTGATCCGCCATATCCTTAGAATAATTATTTGCTATTAGTTTTGTTTCTTTTTTGTCAAACGAACTATCTCCATCAAAATAACCAGCAAGAACGTGTAATCTAGTTTCTTTATCTAGTGAAAAAATTTCTTGTGTAAATTTTTTATTAATACCTTTATTTGTGATGTATTTTAAGAAAAAAGAACATGTTGCCGACGTAGTAGCACTCACTCGATATCCATTCCCATCACCATGTTTTTTTCTACTTATTTTTCCTTCAAACTCATTATTTAATATTTTTTCACATTCATCGAGATGCTTTTCTCTGCTATCACCGGTAAATCCAACAAAATGGTATGCATTTTTTTTGGAACATAATGTACCATCAGCAATGCATAGTCCAACCAACCAAGCAAGATCAGATTGAATATTTTGAGTTCCAACTTCAGGAACGGGACAAAGTAAATAATCATTACTTTTAACATTCTGTGCTTCTACTTTCTTTATTAAATCATCGGGGACAATAACTTTTTTTACTCCATTTGGTTTAATCCCAACTTTTCGTCTATGTCTTGTAGCATCTTCTACTGATTTCTTTTTCCTATAAAGATCTCCATCTAACACAAAGATTTTATGTTCTTCACTTATTCTTAATTCTCTCCAATACCCATAAGCAGAAAAACTAAAACATCTTTTATCAACGCATTCCCTTTCCGAGAAACGAGGAGGTTTACTGAAATTTCCCTCTGAATCCATGATCTCAGGATAATCTATGTTCTCATAAAGAAGTCCACCAGTCAATGTGTCTTCAATCAAATTTTCACAAGAAAAACTAACATTTTCCATACTCTGATAAGTGAAATCATTCATAAGTACTTGTGTATAAAGGAGATACGTCCACTGATAAATTTCTCTTTTTTTACTAGCAATTTGCCAATTTTGAGGAGTATGGAGTGGTGAGAAGAACATTGGCTGGCCATACATCACATTTGGAAGACCGCCGCCTCCTCCTCCCATTGCCTGTCCTGTTTTTGTATAGGCTTCTACAACGCTCTTCGTTAGTGGTGTATCAGCATTACCTGATGATGCGTAATGTTGTCCTTCGAACTGAGATGATCCAACACCTTTTGAATAGGCTGAGAATTTCCTCTTCACTTGTCTATTACTCATAGAGAATTTAATTCCCATTTTTATTATCCTTATTATCCATCAATTTCTAAATCAAGTAATGTACTATCAATGGACTTTAAATTTTTTGTTTTTCTTTTAATATCGGAATTAGGAGCATAAAGCATATTAAATTCTTGGCTTTCACAATTTTCTACACCACAATCAGTTAGCTCTGCTGGGATTGTATGCGGCTTTGCTTTTTCTTCAATTGGTCCTTTACTTCTATTTATTTGTTTTTTTAATCTTTCTTCTTGTTCTTCGGGAGATAGTTTCTTTTTTGCTGCTACTTGTAATTGTTTTTTTGTATCAGGGGCATTTTTATATCCGAAAAGTATCCCAATCTGACCAACCCCATTAGCATCAGTACAGTTTTCACAACTAGGTTTTTTGCCCTGTGATAATACGGTTGTGTCGAGAAGTGTTCGACAAATTGGGCAAATATATTGTACTCCACCAGATGGATTTGGTTTTTTTCCCTCAAGATAAACTTCAGCGGGGGATCTTCTATGTTTTTTATCAAACGGAGATTCTACTGGTTTGAGACCAGTATCAGCTGCTAACTTTTTTTTTTAGTAGAAGCTTCTTTTAAATTAAATGATTGACTGAAATCGAAAATCGTTTTTCCAGACGGCTTTTTACTAGGTCGTCTAACAGGTTTCCCCTGTAAAATAGATATATCCTTACCAAATTCTCTCATCTTCCTTTTCTTTCTTAATGCGTTTTCTCTTGATATTTCATCTTCATCTTCTTGTCTTAATTCATTTTTTACATGAAAAGGTTCTTCATCAGTTTTAGGAGATTTAGTTACCCATTCTGGTGATCCTGCTTCCTTCTTTGATGCTTCTTTCCAATTAAACGGTTTTGTTTTATCGGCAGACTCATAGGGGCTATTTGCACTTGCTCTTTGTGCAACCATTCTGGTCTCGATTAATTTCTCTTCTGGGATATAATCTTTTCTTAATTGTCCAGGTTTTAACTGAAGATTATTCTTTTCTGGAATCCACTTGTCAATTTCAAACCTCTTTTGAATATATCCACCAACCCAATCACCATTATCATCTTTATATGGACGGCTATACTTATCCATAATATTTTGACGCCATACTCTTTCCCAGTCGATATTCCAAACATCATCTACGACTAATCCAAAACCTTTGTTTCGTTCTATTAGGCTCCATTCTGAAGCTGGTTGCCTTGTAAATGGGTCAACATATGTTTGCCCAGGGCCAAATAATATTACATTTTCCATTGATTTGGCTTGAGCGGATTTGTGTAAATTATATGTTTTTGCTTTTTTGGCATCTTCTTGTGCCAATTTTTTAATAGAGTCATTGGCCTCTTGGACGGTTTCTGCTGCCTTTTCTCTTGGCACAAAATTGGTTTCCATTACATTCTCCTGTACTTGTGGACTCTCTATTTTTATACTATTTGGCATATTGTCCCAAATTTCCTCCGCATAATCTAATTTTTCTTCTCCCACTATTGTCTCAAAAAATCTTTTTACTGTATCTGCAATGAAATCAGACTTCTCATCATCTGCTTCGTTAAGGAGTTTTTCTCTTACGAATTCAGCATCTGATTGTCGTTCCATCCAATCCCTTAATTCAGCAGAATCCATAAATTTAAACTCTTCTATAGGTTCTTCATTTTGTAATGGCATTCCTCCCTGCGGTTGGACAGGTGGCTGCATTGGCTGCTGTATCGGTTGTGGCTGAGGTAGAAATTGCCCCCGTTTTTTTAGATTGTAGGTTCCAGATGTTGAGATTGGAGGAGCAGCTTGTGGGGCTGCCATCATATTCATTTGTGCATCTCTAACACTTACAACCGCAGAACTAAGAGAAGTTACATTCTGTTGTAAATTATTCATATTTACTGAGGCATCATTGACCGATTCACTTAATTGCTGAAGCGATACCATTTGTTGTTGAATGAATTCAAGTGATTGTTGTGGATTTGCAACGTCTTCTGGAACATCACCTACCGTTATCCCACTAATTGTCATTTGAAGTTGACCAATGACAGAAGTTAAATTCCCTGCCATATCAATTGCGGCTTGCAGATTCTGTCCATTGTTGTTGTCCATTAAGTATTATCTTTTGTTAAATGATCAAAGAAGTTATCCAAAGCATTGTTAACTTTTTTTGTGCCCTTAACGTCTCTCCACGAATCGTCTTTTTCTTTGGGTTTGTTAACTTCTTCTGTAACACCTTCTCCTGCTGTCTTTTGTGGAACTCTACCAAAATCTGTATCAGAATCAAATATACTCATATGTCTTGTAGGCATTTGATATTTTACACCACGTTCTGTATATTCTCCGATGTTGCGAACTTCTGCATCTTTTCTTGTATCCGTATTTTGTAAAGATTTAACCATTTCGTCGATTCGTCCTTGTTTTAAAGAATTTCTTAATCTATTTATATCTTCTTTTTTCTCTAAAGTTTTTTCTTTATTAGACGGAGTATTAGCCAATCTCTCTAATATCTCAGAGTCCCAAATACTATTATTGGTTCGTGTTCCCATTTGGCTCTGTGGTCCACCGGTGTCTTTGATTTGACCAACACCAGCACTCAATATAGAATGATCGTTCCTCACATCTTCAATATGAGGTGTCTTTTCAATTGGATCTGTACTGTGTAACGGTTTTTGTTTTTCTTGAGGTACACTGGGGCCTGATATTGCCTCTTCTAGAAATTTAATTCTATGGGCATCTTTATTTTTATTAATCATTTTTTTTTCTCCTCGGAGATTTTAGCCAATTTAATTAACAATCCAGATCTACCTGCTTCGATAATCTCTGTGATTGTTTGGGCCAATCTACTCCTGTCTCTATTTCTCTTCTTCGATTTTCCTGGGCCTTTTCCACCGCCGAAAATTTCATCAAGGTCATCTCCCATCATCTGGTCTTCCTCTTCTTCTGGAGAATTAGGCTGAGAAGTAAAGTTTAAAGTAACTTTTTTCTCTTTACGCAATGCATCTGTCATTGTTAGCCCAAACTGGGCCTGAATTTCACTAACAATTTGCGTTAGATCTGGATCAGATATAGGTTTCTTTTTGCCATAATATCTATCAGGTAGAACTATAGTAACATCCTTCACTCCACCTGGATAGATTTTTTCTTCTATAAATTCATCAGAAAACTCTTCAATCCTACGTGGAGGATATCCGAAACTTTCTAATTTCTGATAAATGAATTCATTAACACTAGTTTCGCCATCTGGCTGTGCTTCTTGTGTTTCTTCGAGATTAACTTGTTCTGATGGTTGCTCTATGTCCATATCTACAGACGGTCCACCTTGTTGGTCTGAAGGAAAATGATCAGAGGGACCGAGTAAATCGGTTCCCCACTGATCTCCTTGACCAGAAGGATATTGAGCTTCCATTATACGCTTCTTCCCATTGGGAACAATTGGCATACTGACTCTCCTTGGCTTAAGGCCAATAAAACGACTTATCCTATATTATTTCTCGGCAAGCATTGCGTCGACGTAATCAGCAGGATAGAGAGTCCTCCAGTATGTTCTCAACATTTCTTTGGTTGGTGCGTTCAAAGCTGATAGTTTGATGAAAGATATTTTCTGAGAAGCTTCTTTTTCTTCATCCTTCTCATCATCCTCTTCTTTTGTCTCAGATTCTTTGTCATCGTCATTATCGTCATCTTTATCGTCATCATCTTTCTTTTCACTGCCAAAAGGTTTTGCCTGTTTGTCACCAAAGTTCTCAACTCCACCAGCTTCTTTGACTTCTTCCTTTGTGTCACATTCTACTTTTGGCTCATTAACTAGCTTTGCCTCTGCTTCAGGCTGTCCGCTACTTGGGGCTTCACTGTTATCAGCTTTCCCGGACTTCCCCTTTTCCTTTTTTGGATCATTGACTAACTTTGCTTCTGCTTCAGGCTGTCCACTACTTGGGGCTTCGTCTTTTTCTGCCGTCTTAACCATTTCTTCGGCTTTTTTAGCCAGAATTTTCTGAGTAAAATCAGCGAAATCTCCAGGTTGTAGATTGATCTTATTGGTTACGAACTTCATATGTAACTCCTTATATTGTACTATATAATTGTACTTGTTTCTATACTTACTTTATTTTCCTTGATAATCCTTCACTTTTTTTGTAATATTTTCTATCATTTTTAGTTATGGCTCATCGATTGGCCTTTTTGATACTGGCTTTCTTCTCCTTGGTGCTGCCGGTGGTGATGTATTTATATTTGTTCCGGTGGCAGGAACATTCGGGCTGGTTGCTGGTGTTGCTGTTGGGGCTTCTGCTGTTTGCTGACCGCCACTAACTTTCGTTTTAGCTATTTCTAGTAATCTAATTATTGCATCAATTTCTTTAGCTAGTTCGGCATCACCTTTTCCTTTTTTAATATCAGTTAAATATTTTTCAAGAGGCGTTAATGCACCTTTACGATCAGTGGCTATTGGAGTATCTGTAGGTCCACCGGTTCCACCTGCTGGTGGTGCTTGAGACGTTGAGGCAGCAGGAGGACCTGAAGGTGCATATGGATTTCTTTCCTGAATATTCATCGGGTCCATCTGATCAACACCTACAATTATATTAGAAATATTTCTTCGACCAGCCTGTAAAGTCTGCATAGAAGGGTTATTTGTTGTAGCAGCAATTACTGTCTGAATTTTTTGTAATAGATTTATAGCATCTTGTCTTTTCAGTTTCATCCCTTGTGCTTTTCGCTGTATCTCATTTAATTTGGAAGTAGCCTGATTGTATAAATTGTCTATTACTCCTTGCATGGGATTGCCATGTTGTATATTAATAATGGCATTTTGGTAATACTCGTCAATCTGAGATATCATTTTCTTTATGGCATCCATATTTTCTTTGCCCCATCCACCGAACCATCCGGGTACATTAAACTTCTCTTTCAACCAATCTCCCATCTGTGCCTCTTTTACTAATTCATTTGCGACACCAGTAAGAGTAGCAGCTTCTTTATTTTGTTTATGTCTTTTTAGATAAGTAGCCACTTTTGTTAATTCTTGTAATTCATCTATAAATGAGTTATCATATTTTTCGATATTGTCTTGTATAGTGGCATGAACTGCAACTCCAATTTCAACTCCTGCTCTGACTCTTTTTGTCATTTCCTTATGAAATGTTTGTGCTGCTGTCTTAATTGTGTTCTGCATATTTTTTCCGGCAAATTTAAAAGTGCCTATGTTTTCTGCATACTTTTCCCAACCACTTTCAGAATCATTAATAGATTCCAGGTATTCTTCATGACACGCAGTCCACACTTCTTGTGCAGTCTTCGTCGTATCTGTTGCTCTTTTCTGTCTATAGCAATTATCCCAGCAACGAGTGTTTCTGATCCAATATCCTCCCCCGCCTACGAATTGGGCAGTTTTGATATTGACAAGATTTCTAGCCACAGCTGTTAATTTTTTAGCTAGTTTTGGCTTATTTTTACCGTCGTAATAATCAGCCATATCCGTAATTGTCTTAATAGATATTGGAAAATTTGATTGTTCAGTCATAATATAACACCCTTTTACATTAAATTTTTGTTTTCTCTATCATGTTCTCTTTTCTGCTTCCTTTTTCTTAATCTTCTCTTATAGTTATGCTGCACTGTTGAGAAGTTAAATTTCGGTTCAAACTGTTGCCCTATAAAATCATACTTCTGTACATTCTCTAGCCTAAAAGCTCTAACAAATGAAATTCCTCCTTGAGCAGCCATCCCGCTTGCTTCGGCTGTCTCATCCCATGTCACTAATATTCTTTTCAAAGTAGTACGAGCCCAAAAATCTCCGTGAGGTTCTATTTCTCTTATAATATAAGTCCCTTTCACAGTGATATAATGAAGTCTCATTACTTCTCTGTTTTCTTTGCCCCATCGGAATGCCTGGAATAACGTACTAAATTCTGGATATTCCTTTTCTTCTATTTCCTTACCTTCCGGTTCTGTTGGCAATTCTCCTTTATCTTCTCTGTCATCTACTAAAAAATCTGATCCAATGTCATCAGGAGTTAATGTATCTAAAGCGTCGGCGAAAGGTCTATTGCCGTCCTTTAGAGTTGGACGACGCATTTGTATCCCCAATTGATTGTAAACAGGCTGCCCAAACTCGTCATACAAGTATGGATCGTTTGGGTCCACAGGTGCTACTTGAGCGAACTTTTTAGTGGATATTATCCTTACCATTCTGCCCCGGACTCATCTAAATCTGGTACTTGTGATTGTTTCTGAAGCCATTTTTGAATCGCCTGTTGTATGTATTCTATCTCTTGAGGTTCTAGTGTAACAGGTCTGCCAGTATCATTCTCAATCGCGTCATATAATTCAAGACTAGCAGCAAATCCAGTGTGTGGGTCTCCAGCTTCGAAATCATAACTAACTGTTACAGGTATTTCAACTCCATCTCTTATGATCTCTGCTTCCCACTTATCAGAACTATCCTGTGGCTCCTGCCACACGGGTTTATCTGGGAACCTATCAATCGCCTTTTTTTCATATGAGGAAGTTTTAATAACTCTCATTTTTTCTCCTAGCTAAAAATATCTCTTAAAGATATATCAGGGACTTTATCGTCCGGATTAAACACAATTATATCTGTATTGTCTTCTCTCTCTATCCTTATTACGTCACCAACTTTAATTCCATTAGAACCAAAATATCCGTCATTGGCTTCTAATGCCATACAACATTCTTCATCACTAGCAACAGCCGTCAAGTCATAAGGTTTTATTCTTCCTATTTTTGTTATTTTATTATCATTGGAAATAAAAGCAATATCTAGTGGAATAAATGTGTTCATTCCCCAGAATTGCAATTTCCTGGATTGAGGGAATTTGAATAACATTCCAGCATGCTTGGGAAGATGTTTTCGAAACATCAGTCCCTGCTGGTGTTCATAGGGCGTACTCGCAACCTCTATATATAAAACTTTTTTTCGCACTTAATTCAACCTCTTATAATTAAACCTATTTCTATATAATTCATCTTCAAAATTATCAGCGTCTTTTCCTTCATCAATTTGGAATGTTATACTTGTATTATCTTTGTCAACTATAGAAATGTCAAGACTACTATGATTCATGAATTTGTTAAACCATTGTTCAGCCGGGTTTATTTCCTCTTTAGTGACAACTATTTTGTCATAAGTCGTAGGTCTTGGCCTCATACACCATATACCTCTTACCCCAAGAACATCTTTCTGAATTTGAGTGGCTTCTTTTTCGGGAATTTTATATAAAATACCATTTTTTGGCACTTCTACGAATTTTTCTTCTTTGTAATCGAAGTCTAACTTAGTGCATTCAAATGTTTGCATCTTGCCATAGAACTTATCATACCAAAGAAGAGTCCGCTTGACGGGCTCTTTTTTGGGAACTCTTCTCGTTTGTTTGTATACTACGAATTTCATATCATATAAATCTACTCCACCAATCATCCTCATTTTTACTTCCTTTTTTCTTTTTCTTTATATTTGCTTGTGCTACTCGTATATCGATTGGAGTATCATAATCCTTTTCTAATGCACAACGGTTGTCTCCTAAAATCATAATTTTGATGATTTCGGACCCCATATTTGTAATTTCCAGATTATTTCCAATTGGTTTTACAAGTCCTTCTTTGCACATATAGTCTACATCTTTTGAAGAAAGGTTTGATGGTTTTCTGTATCTAGTGTGACTTATTTTGTTACCTTTGCTGGACCATAGTCTAAATAACGCATCTGCCGCCTGTGTCTTCTGTTGTGATTCAGGAGATTGCATCTGCAAAAACGTATTCATAGTAGAGTTTTGGGATTCTTTGTTTGATTTTTCTGATACACCCAATTTATTCATTTTGAATATTTCATTTTTTGAATAGTTTTTCAGTCTGCCAAATGGAAGTACAGTAACATCTTCGTGATATGACCTCAAATACCTTGGCATCACTCTGTGAGCACGTGTGTTCTCTGAGTGGACAATAATAGGAGTTGACGATGCCACTTTGTTATTTTTCATTTCCCATGCTAAATCTTCGCCGGTAAAATGAGGACTACTTAGATCTCTATCAAGAAAAATAATATCAAACTGTTTGTTGGTTAATTCATTCAATGCGTCATTCACATCAGCCGTAATAATTAATTCACAGTCGGAAAAAGTTTTTTTGAACCATTCTATTCTTAGTGGACAATCTTCTAATATGAAAATCCTATTCATTTTTTTCACCCCATTAATTGATTTCTTGACGGATACGGACTCTCCGTGGTTCTTTGAGTCCACGCAAAAGGTTCATTCCTCATCTCTCTCCAATAGTGTCCTTCTCCTGCTCGCCCATAGGGGTCATTGTAATAATCAAAACCTTTTTTATATCTTCTCTGTCTCTTTTTGTCTCTATCTCTTCCCATTAATTCTTCAACGATATCATGCCAAGGATATCTTCGTTCGAGCATTGGTAGGTCTAGATTGGCCCAAGGACCGGATATACCTCTTGCTGTTTTTATCTGCATTTGAGATAACTTAGTTGGTCCAAATTTAGCAAAACGGAGTAATGTCTGTATGTAAGCTAACAACGACATTTTTCTGAAAATCCAATCTAAAATGATTTTATTATCAGGTAATGTCAGGATTATATCTTTTGGAAATTGTGTATAATCTTTTTCTAATGCGATTTTTATTTGTCGAGGTAAAATTTGTCGTAATTCTGTGTCAGTGAAAACAAAATTTTCGCATACAAATAGAATTAAATCATTCAAATCTTTTATAGAATGGATAAATAACTTTAAAGATAATTCATCGAGAGGGTCTTTTGTCCCAAATGGCTGTTCCTGCTGTAGAATTAACAATAAATCTCTTAACTCTTTTTCAAAGACCTTACCATTATTTATAAGTCTTTTTTTTACACTTCCAAGTGCTTTGTCTATCTTTGTTTTTATATATCTTTTGTTATCGCTATCATAAATCGAACATTCTCTGGCATTAACCAGTTTAATGCCAAAGATCGCAAGTTCTCCAGTAAGAGTGTCCCAAGTATTAAGCATTTCTTATTCTTTTGCAGTTTTTGTCATGGTGTCTTCATCTTTCCCCCCCAAAGAGACACATTCCTTTAAGAATGGGAGGAATTGAGGATATAACCTGTATCCCCGTTATAGCCATTTTCCTAGAACTTATCCTAACACAATTTGTTTTTATATTTACAGAATTATTAATGACTTTTAATTTCACTCGATTTCCTCGTTCATTGTTGCCTTTTTAACTCCAGTCTTTTTAACTCTAGTTTTTTTAACCTTTTTGGTTTTCTTTGCTTTCTTGCTAAGGATAGGATGCTCGGCAATTCGTGCAGATGTCTGTTCTTGGTCAACAAATCCCAAGTCAGGGACTTCATTCTCATAAACCAGATCTACATCTCCAAGATCCGGAACCGGCAAAGTCTTCTTTTTAGCCTTTTTGCTTGTCTTTTTGGCAATCTTTCTCGTTGGTTCTGGTGCGTCAAAATCAATTTCACCAGATTGAATCGACAAATCCATCGTTGATAAATCACTCATCACCTTTTTTCTGCCTTCTTGTGTATTTAATGCCTGTTGATTGCTACCGTCCCAAACAAGAGGGGTTGTATGCGTATCATCAAAGTCCCGAGGGTCAATTTCGAATTCGCTGTCCTGTACGGCGGTCTTCGCATTAATTTCCTTAACAACTTCGTTAATATCTTTACCATTAGCATTTTTGCTTCTAAATAAAACCTTGGATTTTTTCGTTGGAGGTTCTGGAATAAGATCTTCTACTTCTACTTCTTCCTCTTCTTCCTCTTCCTCAAAATCTTCTCTAAATGGACTATCAGGACCATCAACAAATGCCTCATCCGGTATAATTATATCAACATTAACAGGTTCCTCGATAAGAAAACCATTCTTTAATGATGATTGTATGTCACTCTTCTGAAAATCTTCTTCTTCCAGCATTATTACGTGTCCACTTTGTATTGGATAATTAATGCTTGGGATAACGATCTCGCCTCTAATTTTGGCCGGGTTAACTCTTAATTTGTGATTCATGAAAAATCTCCTTTAACTCTCTCTCTAACTGACCTATATCTCTTATGTATTCGACCAATTCCTTCATTCATATTCTGAATTCTGTCTACATCCTTTTGCCAAATTTCGTTATCTGGGACTGGCCTTTCTCTTTCATCGATAAAAGTATCATCATTTCCGCCTCTTCCGGTCAGATTTCCACTCCTTAAATCCATTGCTCTTTGATCCTTAGTCTCAGTGATAAACATATGGTCCGATGCGGGAATGTCCCTTTTTCTTTGTTCGTCATATTCATCCTCTCTAGCACTGATCCCCCGTGGAAAACCTTTTCTAGCTCTCGTTCCACCCAGTGAAGATGATCCTGACATGCCACTTTCATCTCCTCTTTGTGTTAAATATGATAGCCCATCGGATATTTCCCCCGGAACGCCGTGTGCATACGGGTCTTTGATAGGATCGTTCATCCTTTCAATATTCCCACGCAATGCAAATACTTCACGATGTGAGAAATTACTTGTAATAATAATTCTCATCTTATAATAGTGACTCTAAAATATCAGTTTTTTCTTTATTAACTTGTTCTATAATTTTGCTCTCTGAGTCTGTTAAATCCCTATCCTCGGTGGCAGCAACCCTATAAGTGTGATATAAAACCGCATCTGCAACTAATAATTTGTTGGCAGATTCACTTTTTTTTACACATGGATTGTTTTTTTCAAATTCTTCTCTAGTGTCATAGTTCGATAACAATTGACTCTTTTGGGTATTGCCAATAATCTTTGTTTTCTGATCTGCGGGAATATCGTCTCCTATATAGGCATCCCAGAAAGATTTTTTGCCTTCTTCTTCCGGGTTTTTATCGGTTGTAACTTTCTTTGCCATATCCATTAAAGGGACTCCATCATCATGTCTTTGTTTTGGTTCTGCTTCCAATTGACCGTCAGTAATTTTATTACTTGATTCCACTCTTGTTGAATCGTTGAGTAACTTTTCGTAATTTTTATCACCTTCCGGATTTTTTCTGTCCTTTTCAAGCAATTTAGTATAATTCTTATCTTTTTCGGCTCTCAAATTATAATGATCGACTTGCTCGACTAGTCTTTTAGGATAAGGTGTTACGCTATCAGCTTGTTTCTTTAAATTAAATTTAGCCATTTATATCTCCAAATGTTCGCATATTCTATTATCTATTCTCTTTTTATTCAAAATCACCTTTTGCTATTTGGCCACGAATGAATCTTTTCTCGTTGTCTGGCAACTTGTGGGCCAGTTCCGTAGCCAATTGGACCAGACATTGACTGCCATAAGTGAGCACCAGAAGATGTGCTTCGACCAGTATTCACAACATGGCTTTTCTGTAATCTATTGAATTGGGCTTGTATCGCCGTATAGGCGGCACCGGCTAATCCGTCCACTATGTCATCGGTTTTTACCGTTCCCACCTTACTAGGTTCTTTTTTGTATCCACGTGGAGTCGGTTTCCTTTGAAGATTGAGCATTTCGTCCATTAACAACTTATGATACGGAATGACTATCTTTCCACTCACAACAAGATTATATAATTCATCATATATTGTCATGATGTATCTATTATCAAATTTCGTGCATCTTGCAGGGATACCGATTTTTTGTAACTTATGTATACTCCCCGCACTGTTCCACTGGTCAAACGTAACGGATGCTAAAAAGAAACGACTCTTTAATTGTTCCATATATCTGTCAATTTCTTCAACAAGGATAGGTTTTCCGGCTTGTGGAGTCCAATATTTAATATGGTCAACAACAATACAGAAATCAGCTACCCTTGTTTGTTTATTCATAAAAATATTCTTGTGACAAATGACTAATGCGTAATTATGACTCGTACTCGCAGGGTCGAGATGAGCGAAATACGGGATTCCCGGTTCCCCATACTCCGAAAATTGCATTCCACGAGACGCTTGGAATATGTCTTCTATACATTCTCTTGGGAAGAATGTAGTACCAGCTGTTCCTGCAAACTCTGCACCATATTCTTGGCGGAAATGTTCATCTGGTAAATTGCTAACATCTCGTAAATCTTGTTCAGATAAATTCGGATCTACATGCCATGCTGGGAGTCTGCATGATACTCTGTTATGTCTCTGTGGAGATTTAATGTATAGATCGAACAGCACACCCTCTTTACCCATGGGAGATGAAATACAAATAATCTTGCCATCAAATTCTTTCTTTTCCCGATGATTACCATAATCGTCTAATACCGGATTACCGTCTTCGTCAAATACTTTTACTTTTCTAAAAAATGTATTGACTGCCGGTTCTAAAGCCTGATACAATCTTTGATCGGAAGATGGACCCGATGTCACATTGTATGAGGCCATCTCGTCAAATAGGAGAGTGTGGATCGATTTACCACGCAGCGTACTTGAGTTACTGTGGCCAACTTCAATAATAATACTCCCTTTCTTATTGGGTATCTTTCTCTGTTTTCTTTCCATATTGTCTTTCTTATCCTTTGGTGTCAAAAGATAAATTGAATCCACACCCATTCCTTCTGGTAGACATTTATCAAAAAAATATGGGCTATTAATAATTTTGTCTTTAATCTCCATAAAAGCCAGATTCGCTTGGTCTGAAGATGTCGCAACTGTCAATATAGAAATCGGAGCACCACTCCCTTTAGCATATATGGCGTATGGATCACCGCCTGGACTCTCAATTAATTTCATAGCTTCGTATGAGGCTATAATAGAAAATAAGAACGTCTTTCCAGAACGTCTTCCCCACACAAGTACTAAATCTCTGAACCTGGATTTTGTAAAATACTTATTTAAAGCATCTCCATGGTCTCCGTCATCTAAATTAATATCTCTGCAATATTGTATTTCATCGGGTGTAAGCTCAAGATTTTCGTTTCCACGTGAACCTCTATAAAAAATCTTTAGAATTATTTTTTGCATAGGATACAAATCTGTCATAACCTCTTGATGTTGATTGAATGTTTTTAACCCGAGATACTTAGAGTCTTCACAAAAAGTTATGATATCAGGAACGACACATTCAGAACTTTCGGCATTAAAAGATGATTGAACATTTTCAAGTAATGTGCTTAATTTGTGGAATTCTTTTCTTGGCATATTTATCTCCTATCATACATGTTTCTTTGGAGTTATCAATACAAATGGATCATAATAAAGCTCGATAACTTCAGATGCCGTTAACGCTCTAGACCAAATTCCATAAAAGTCTATTTGACCACCGAATACCGTGGCAGCAATTCCGCCCCATCTATGTCCAATGTCAAAAGCAGGTAAAGAAGGAGTCCAGTTTCCAGTAGTTATGGTTATATCACAATGTTTTACCCCATTGACATAACCCTTCATATGGGTCCCATACTTTGTCCATACAACAAAATCACGGACACCATTTCCTGAAGCCGGAATCTGCGAATTAGCCGCCGAACCACCCGCTGGATAGGCTCCACCATAGACATTGTAATAACCACTCTGGTAGCCCTTAACTATAGAGAAGATATTACCGTTATTAAAGTCTGATATGTATTCGCTTACTGTGATATCATTAGGCGTCACACCAATGGCAATTGTCATGTTCGGATTAAGTGTTGCGAACGATTTCACAACGATGTTTATGAAATCGTTTGTACTATCAAAATCTAGCATATACCCACGAGTAGTCTTCACCCAATCTGCGTCAGGAATCATATTCGTCATTAATCCATGATTACCAAATCCTGAAACATCATGAACAAATTTTCCACCACCTTCCCAGAATGGCCAGAGTCCAAAAACCCCCTGGACAAGTGGATGATCGTAACGAATTCCAGGATACCATAATTTTGGTTTGTCACTTGTAACGACTGGATTCCTCGTCATCGTCATGGGTAGTACTCCAGAAGAACTTGAGCTAGAACTAGGAGTATTAGAACTCTCAGAGCTTGGGCTACTTAGGGAACTGTTACTGGAACTTGGTGTATTGGAACTCTCAGAACTTAGGCTAGTCGGAGAACTACCACTGGAACTCGAACTTGAACTTGGAGTATTACTACTCGAACTTGAACTCGGAGTATTACTACTTGAACTCGAACTTGGAGTATTGCTACTGGAACTACTTGAAGGTGTCTCGACGGATTGGCTCGAAGGCGAGCTACTTGAGCTACTCGAAACTGAAGTATCAGAACTACTTGAACTAGAACTACTTGAACTTTGAGTGTTAGAACTAGAAGAAGAACTCGAAAATGAACTTGGGGTATTTGAACTTAAGGAACTAGGACTGGACGAGCTAGACGTGGAACTTCTAGTATTAGAACTTGAACTACTTGAATTAGAAGTATCGGAACTATTTGAGGTTGAGCTACTTGAACTACTTGAAGTAGAAGTATCAGAACTACTTGAGGTAGAACTGCTTGAACTTGAACTAAATGTATTACTGCTTAAAGAGCTACTTGAAGTTGAACTCGGAGTATTGCTACTAGAAGAACTACTACTCGTTGAACTGGGGGTGTTCGAGCTTGAGCTACTACTTGGGCTTGAACTTGACGAACTTGGAGTATTAGAACTCAAGCTACTGGAACTTGGACTACTTGAACTTGAAGAACTAGGAGTATTTGAACTTGAAGAACTTGAACTAGGAGTATTACTACTTGAAGAACTACTAAGTGATGAACTTGAGGAACTACTAAGTGAAGATATAGAAGAACTACTAGGTGATGAACTTGAAGAACTACTAGGTGATGAACTTGAAGTAGATTCTGTAGATACGCTGGACGATGATGATAATGATTCTGATGAACTGGACGAACTAATATCGCATGGAGGATCGATGTGACTTTCATCGATAGTGTATCCTGCCTTTTCGGACAAGACAGAAAAACTGCACATCACAGTGATGCTATTATCTGACAGAAAATCATTAACGCTACCATAGTGGAAAGTAACATGATATTGAAGTGCCTTTACTGCCTCTACCTGATCTAAAGCTTCGTCAAGCCGTCTGCTATTTATATCTCTGTCCAGAACTCCATTAATGGCATCTCTAAGAGAGTGTCCTGCCATTTTGTTATTTGTGGCATCCTCATGCTCGTTATTAGTAATATAATTGCTAATCTCATTATACGCCAATTGTAAATATTTAGATATAATGATCTCGTCATCATAATTATATGACAAAGCATCGGCTATGGATTTATATGTGGTAGGATCTATCAACCACTGTCTCCTTACGTGTATACAACATCTGTATCTATAACCGCATCGCAAACAGCATCATCAACTATCCTTGTTATCCTTGTATAATATGAATCTCCTCTGCCCATATTTGTCGTGTCTATTATACTTGGTATACTTGTGAAGCGAACTTTTCTCCCTATATATTCTTTATATAATCCTCCTTCTGGGAAAAAATCATAATATATATTTCCCTCTGTATCTTCTGCTGTTTCATAACTCCATCCTATAACTGATGTCCTTGTGTCCAGTGTTTGCAAAACATTGGCAAATGCAACATCAGTAGCTACTTCTAATATAAAATCATAATAGTTCCCAATACATCCCGTGCTAGACAGTGATGTATTAAACTCCCAATATCCTTCAGTGTAAATATTTTGCGGATTGACATATAAATCCGGGATCAGTTTAATTTGTGTCTGCTGTGCATTTTGATCGATACCGTGAAGATTAGACAAATTATTATCAGATTGATCCGGATACTCTATAGAATAATTTTCCGTATAAGACAAAATATCAAGTATAACTTGACTGATTTTATATCCTTTTAGTTCCAAAAATTCATTAAGGGTTACACTGGTTACAATGTTACCTGTTATTTTTGTATACACGGAATTATATTCAGCAACAAAACCATTTCTAGCTAATTCTATTAAATATTCCACTATAGGTTTGAATAATCCCGTTCTCGATTCGTCTGTATAAGGATTGTAAGCGTTAATCATGGGATACAACAAATCTACTTCAGTAGGAACGTCATGACTGGCAACAACATACGCATATGCAGCCTGAGCCTGTGCCTGTTGAGGGTACATAAGGGCAATTGCTCTCGCTATGTTGTTATGGCATGTTAACCAAGTTTCGCTTAAATCGGGCATTAGAGAAAAATAGACTCCTGACCATTGATGAAATATTGTTTATTAATTTGTATCGTACCGTTCTTTCCTGTAACAGAACTGGTGCCTATGGAATAACTTAAATATGTATTGAACATATATGTATCCCAATCCCTAGTCATAGAATGATAGTAAAATCCTCCATCAAACACCTTGATATATCCCTCTGGCTTTATTGTATGTCCTACATCTTGCCTCGGTGTCTGAATTGTAGTGTGTACATAATAAACACCTGTCGATGAAGCTACTTTGCTAATTGTCATAGAAATGTCGAGGTGATGTTGTACTACCTCACCATCAACAATAGATGTTGGTATATCGTTACATGGATCTGGGTCGGCAATAGGGGCAAACCATCTAATACTTGTTAAAGAATATGGCAATCTTTTGGACCACAAACAATTGCCGGCTAATTTTAAACGATATAGGCCATTTGGGTCGACGTTAATGGTAGATATTCTAAATCTGTCTCCATCATCATTCCAACAATCATCAGAATCTGGTAATTCTATATCATCTATGTTTATTAAAAACCCATATGGTGCAGCCGTAAATCCATAGCTAGTACAAAAAAGGTTCGGCTGATTTACTACATCCGTATTATACTCGGGAAATGTTGCAGTAGCCAATGGGTCTCCTATAAAAGTAATAGGACAATTAAAATAAGGAAGACTAAACAAAAAAGCCTCTCCTATAATTCCCCCTTCTTCTAGTGTGGTGAAAAATCCATTAGCACTCAAAAATTCATCAGGAGATGTTGCTGACATTCCACCGGCAGCAGAACAATATCCATTGTTTAATGCGACCTCTACCCATTGTGTCTCAGTGGAATCTTTAATTGTGGCAGCAGGTTCTGCGTCCATACTATATAGAAAAACCCTGGTCGTATTTGTACTAAGAAAAAAACTGTCAGATGCATAATCAGCGAGGCCACCCCAATAAAAACTATCTTGTTCTAAACAGGCAAATGCAGGATCAGTATATGGATCGTCTGTAACCGTCATTCTTAAAGGAGTCTTTAATTGCGGAATATTTTTTGCCGCAAATTCATAGAGAACTGCTTGATAACTATCATAGAGTTCACTTGATAATCCGAAATATGGATCTAAATAGAATCTCCCATTTACAACTCTTTGTCTTATGAAAGATGTATTATTATCTATTATCGCTTTTGCAGCGGCCACAGTTGGTGCATCAATCCTGGCAGCAATATAGGCATAGGTATTGTCGGATGGCACATATAAACCATTTTCAGATTTTTGTATGTAAAAAGTGTTTCCTTGTTTTTTACTATATGCATGACCAATTCTCATAATACGAGATACAGAAGAAATTAAATCTTGGCCATCATAAAATCCACCAGGAACATTATATCCCAATATAATAACATAAATATCACGACCACTGAGCGGAGGAGTAGTAATAGCCGTATTTACGAGATCTTCTACTTCAGCGGCGAAAGACGCTGGACTGCTCAATACCTCTTCATCTGAGCACGCTATGGCCACTAACTGGCCTCCAGGGACATTCCTGGCGTCTCTGTAGTATTCGGCAACTTCTAGGCTGTCTGCGTCCCCGGCTCTGTAGAAAAAAGCCACATTATTTCCAGTTATATCCATAAAAAAATTCCCGAGTTAACCATCTTTAATTCGGAAAATTAACTCGGAAATCCTTGTTTTTAAATTATATGGAAAATTCTAGTCTTCTTGTTCTCCATATTTAATCATTTTTTCAGTTCCAACACCTGTTGAACCAAATCCTCCACCACGATCTTTTTCCATATCTTCTGCGGAAAATTCTTCTACTTCTACTAAATCAACAACTTCTATTTTATTTACAACACATTGAGCAATTCGGTCACCTTGCTCTATTGCAAACGAATGGGTGCTGGTATTTTGCAAAATCACCATTAACGAATTTCTGTATGAACTATCGAGTGTCCCGGGACTGTTGGTAATTGTTATCCCGTGTTTAGCCGCTAAACCACTTCTCGGCCTAATTTGCAACTCAAATCCATCTGGTATAACGAAGGCTAATCCTGTTTCTATGATTGCTCTACCGCCTGGATGTAAAACCCATCCGTGCAACGCATGAACATCAAAACCTGCTGAACCTTTTGTTTGATACTGTGGAATAATTGCATCTGGATGTAGTTTCTTAATCTTGACTTTCACTTTAATTTCCTTTCTTCGGTTATTTCAAATCTTTCTAGAAACAGACCGTCTATCTTTTTTCTCGTAAATGGGACAAATATCCCACCTTGTTGGTGTAAAATAGGGATAACATGTTGATGATGATATTGAGCTACTCGTACCTTTATCCCCGTTTTTTTATCAGTTAGTACTGGTATGATATTCGATTCTTTAGAACCGATTTCATACGGAGATGATAAAACTCTGCTCGCAAGTCCTACTAGTTCTTGTCTACTATTGAATATGCCACCTCCAGAACTCCCAGGAGAAACACCACCGGTGTAATAGCCCCCAGGGCACACGGAGAATAGTCCTGAACTACACCAACCCCCAAATATGCCATCGTTTAGAAGAGGATAAGCACCACCCGGAGAAGATGTTAACCATAATTTTTCTCCAACTCTAAATTTATGATCTTCTGCAATTGTCGCGACTTTTAACGGTATTTTTTTACTAACAGTGAACCACATTGTTGCTATATCTTGTGTTATATACCCACTATATGCGAATCCTTGAGCTACAACGACGCCTATTATTTTGCCATTATTGTCATAAATGCGGACTCTGAACAAAGGAGTAGGCATTTTTTTTGCAATATGTAAGGCCGTCAATACCGTAACCATATTTAAATCTTCAGTTAATGTGGTCACATCAATTATAGTTCCGGAGCCTTGGGCTTCGAATGTCTTTGAATCATGTATCGTCACTGCGGTCGCAAGCATGTCATTCGGAACAGAACATCCAAAGAACAAAAGCATCATAACGCAACATAGGAATAACTTTTTCATTTTATTCTCCCTTTCAATTACATTTAGACCATCCACAACTAATACAGAAAGCACATCCTTCTTTTCGTTGTAATTCTCCATGGCAGATTTCACATTCCATACCTTGTATTTTTGTTCCATCTTTAATATATTTTTTCAAGGCCCTAGCAATTGACTTAGCAAAACTAGTTAAATCTCCTTGCGTTTTTTCAAGTTGATGAACAACAAATTGAATATCTGCTCCATGACGTAAGGCGGTTGAAATAATCCTTGTTGTTACTTCTTCTTCATCGGTCTCGTATTGTATAATGTTTTCTATCGTATTACCATTCTCTAATTTTAAATCATATTTGCCTCTTTTAACTTTAATAACACTACCATGCTTCATATTTTTCGGTATGTTGCCATTTTTACCAGCGAAAATTTCATATGGGTCTTTGTATTCTCCAAAAACTCCAACACAAACAAAATATTGTTCACCCTTGACTGTGATATGGTGAATATCACAAGGTAATTCTTTGGGTCTTTTTGGAGACTTGTTCTTCGTGATTGTATTCTCTGTTGACAGGGTTCTGAGATCTTTGATTAAGACCCCAGTTCTACATCCATCTCTGTAGATTGTAATGCCCTTACACCCGCAATTCCAGGCTGTTTCATAAATTTCTTTAACTTCATTTACTGTTACATCTGATGGGAGGTTGATTGTGCTACTTATTGAATGGTCTACCTCCTGTTGTATGGTTCCCTGTAATTTAATTCTCATTTTCCAATCTAGTTCTTCGGCTGTATTATTATGCCATGGAGATTTACTTGGGTCTGTTTCGTTATTAACTCTCATCCATTCCAGCATCGCCTCTGGATATACCTCAAAATGCTGCCATTTATCTCCGTTTGGATCAACGTAATCAACTCTGACATTCTCATCATTAGCATTAATTTTAGTGCGTCTAATAATTTTCTGCGTAGAATATTGAGGCTCAACTCCAGATGATGTTCCGAAAGAATCAACCAAAGAAGCCAATAGAGAAACAGTTCCTGCTGGAGCCAATGTCAATAACGCTATATTTCTACGTCCATATTTGGTCATATTATTGTATAATTCCGCACCACTAACAGATTTTTCTCCAAGAAGTATTGCTTCATCTCTAATCCTATTAAGATATGGATTGTCCTTTTCTAGTGCGTGGTTCCAAATCTCAAATGGTTCTAGAGCCTTGGCCATATCTACAGAAGACTGATATGCTGCAAATTTGAATGTCCTGAATATCCTCTCAGCAGTTTTAATACCTTTTTGAGTTCCGTACTCGACACCAATGGATGCCAACGTATCACCTAAAGCGGTTAGTCCTGTCCCAGTTCTACGTCCCTTAGTTAAAGTTTCTTTCACTTTTTGCCATAGATGTAATTCTCTTGCTTTGATAAAAGAATCTTCTGGATCATTTCTGACTTTTTTAATAATCTTCTTTAATGCTTCTTCTTCTAAATCGATAAGGTCGTCAGCGAGTCGTTGAGTTATTTTTACATGATTATAGAAATCCTCATAGTCAAAATATGCCTCTTTCGTATAAGGATTTTTAACAAAACCAAATAGATTAAGAAGCATTAGGATGCAAGAACCATAAGCGCTCAAAATTAATTCGGCACAGGGATTAACACCGACTGTTGCAAATCCCCAGGAAGCATAACAATCAGAAATGCTTTCCTTTAAAATATTGTCCCATAGCAGAATTCCAGGATCTGCCACGCGATGGGCACTGCGAATAAGCTTATCCCATGCCTTCTTCGCATCAACCTCTTTAGTTATCTGTGGATTATCGGAATCAACTGGCCATCTTTGTTGATATGTTTTTCCTTTCTTAACCGCTTCCATAAACTCGTCTGTAATTCTCACTGAAATATTTGATCCGGTTACTTTCGTTGAATCATACTTTGACGTAACAAAATCTATTTTATCAGGGTTAAAATGTTGAGAAGAAACAGTAAAACTCCCATATTCTCTACTATTAATTTCTATATCATATGGTTTTCCATCAACTTTATCATCCCACAATATAACGCACTCAGGGTGATGAATAGATATGCTCTGCATACTGGCTCCACGACGATTTCCCTGACCAACTTCCCTTGTTGTATTAGAAAAACGGCACATAAATGGGATGATTCCAGTAGATGTACTTGATGAATTTGTAGTAGGTGTTTTGTTGGGTCTTAACTTCGAAATATCAAGGCCACAATTATGGATATTTATCAATCCGACACTCCCAGCATAATAATTGTTATTATCTTCCACAGAAATGTCTATGTAATCATATTGTTTATCTACAGATTCTATAGATGATACCTTAACTCGTTGCATAATTTTAGTTTTTCCAGCACTGCCATCTCCAGCGTGGGCACCAATAAACCATTCTAAATCATTCTGCTCATCACTATCATTAATGTTGTCAAATTTCTCGGACTCTGGAATGATTAGAATGTCATCATTTTTAACTTCACCGGCTTTGATATAGACATGTTTATTATCTTTTAACACCGAAATTGGATGTTTTACAGAAGTATATATTGAAGAACCATGTGATGTCGTTATTTTAATTTGGTCTTTTTTCCTCACTTCGGTATAATAATGGTCCAAAATCTTTTTATACTCATCTTGCCCAGTATTTATATTATATGACAGTATCATATCACCGATATTGACATCCTGAATTTCAACAAGCCCTTTATTTTTGATATCAACATAACTGTCTGATCTTACGCATCCCCCTCTGCGTTTTGAAATTTGAGCTATCTCTTCATCCGCTCTGCATATTCCTCCGTAACTATCTTCTGGTCCTGGAATTGCGAAACAATTAGCAAGAGAAACATACTGAGTGTTATTTCCAATCCCATACATTGGAGATCCTTGGGGTATAACCTTTTTAAATTTATCAAGAAGTGTAAAAATTTCATCTTCTGTAAGTGGTGGAGTTTTAGTATCTTTATACTTTTTCTTTTCTATTCTTGCGAATTCTTTTGCCATTCGTCTGTGCATGTTTGCTGGAGTTTTTTCATGATAGTTATTATCTTTATCTTTTAGGGCATACTTGTTGACGAATTTATCTGCTGCCAATTCGTTTCCGTTAAAATACTCTTTAGAGGCAGCAAAAGCCTCTTCAAACGTGTATACTGGTTTCATAAAACACATTCTCCATTTTTATTGTAATGTTCAGGGGTTCTCTCCACACAATATTCGGACTTAGCAAAATATTCCTTCTTTGTAAAATTTAACCATCTGTCTATTATGTTTGTAACATCAGAATGGCATTATGTTTGCTGCGAAAAAATATTTTTCACCATACGACATTAAAAATAGGTTTTCACTTAAAACCCACTGGTCCATTCTCTGCTTTTTTGCTCAATTGTGTAAAATCTTTATCTTTAATCTCGTCATATGATGTTGCAAAATGTGCTTTTTTAACTATAATTTGTCCATTTTCTGTCAAACTATTATCTTCTATAGCACATACGGCAGCAGTAGAACATAGTGTTGAAATATACGCCCCTGTCATCTTGTCACATTCTTTTTCCGCCAAAGAATCAAAATCCACATCATCGTCTACAATGTAATTCTTAGTAAACTTCTCCATCATTGCCTTCCTACCTTCTATGGTGGGTAGTCCAACTTGAATTACCCTGTCAAATCTACCAGGACGATTTTTTATTGCTTCTTCAATTTTATCAGGGCAATTAGTGGTGGCGAGAGTGATAACATCACCAAAGTCCTCTATCCCATCCATTTTATTCATCAATTCTACTGTCACACCAGCAGAACCCATACCATACTCTCGTTGTTCCGCAAGCCAATCTATATCTTCTATAATAAGAAGTGTTGGTCCTAACTCCTTAGCCATACGACATATTCTTCCAACGTCATTTATCCTGCCTATGTGCGAAGGTAAAACATATAATACAGATGATTTACTATCTCTTATTAACGCCTTACAAATGAGAGTTTTACCAGTTCCTGGCTCACCAGCCAGAATAACGCCTCTTTTTACTTTGACATTATTCTGTTTTAGAATTTTGTCATATTTAAACATATTCTCTATATTACGACGTATAGTAGTGCGAATTTTGTCCGTGATAATTACGTCGTCCCAGGAAATGTTATCAACCTCAAGAAATTCTCCGAAAGCATCTATCTTTTGTCCTCTATAAAAATTGTGTTCTTTCGCATACTCTTCCCACTCTTTCCATAAGGTTTTGCCCTGATCATCGTTTCTAATTACATATTCCGTAGCCATCCTGTTCGGATCGAATATTAGCTCAAGACAAAATCTTGAATCAGTATTTTCATTAACAAAGAATAATATGGCGTCGGTGTAAATTTCGAATTCCTCTGTTAATGAAATTTTGATAGATGCTTTTTGAGGATTTTGTTCTGTTGAATATTCAGACGTTGTTTCAAAAAGCAGTCTATATCCTTTGCTCTCAAAAAAATCTTTCATCGTGAACTGAATAATATTATTGTCATAAGAAAATTGAGTGTTGTTAATTTTCGTGTATGGAATGTCATTAAAGAAATCTCTTATCATTAAATCATGTTCGTCAAACCTCTCAAACAATTTTGCGAACTGTCCAAGGGTACAATCTGATAGTTTTGCTTTTCTATCTTCGTCAGACAATCCATCCAAGGGTGCTTGTTCCAACGTCCTATCCAATCTTTCTAACGCAGCAATCCCTCTTCCCCTGACGATTGGTTTTGGATTTTTTGCAAAAATTTCGCTTAATCCAACGTCTGCCTCGTCTACCATTTGATATTCTCCTTCTAACTAAAAATTAAGGTCCTAAAATTCGATTGATAAAATGCTCTTTGCTTGTTTGTGGGTATAGGTCTTCCACCATACCTATTGCTTCGTCCATTGAGTACCGCTTCTTAAACACTTTATTGTCAGAACAATTGATAATTTTTTTTTCGTCTTTCATCGATTTTATCCATTTCAACCCTCCGTGACAACATCTCAAGGTATGTTGCTTGTGAAACCTGTTTACTCCAAAAAAATCTGTATTTTTTCCTCTATATTTACAATCAAATCCAAATAAAACAATTGGGTTACATCCCAAGACACATGCTAATTCGAATGCTAATGCACCCGAGTTCCCCCTTCCATGTAGAATAGTAGCATCAGTTGGAACTTCAAAAAAACGAGAACTTAAAGAAAATGTATAAAAACTTCCAGTCGGATCTGACACGTTTCTACAATATTTTATAGAATTGATTTTCTTCAAATCTTTTCTCGCAGAATACCAAAATTCTATGTCCTGCCACATTAATATGGTTGGAAAAACTTTTTGGTAAGAATGGTTGACTCCAATAAGAAAATATTTGTCAATTTTCTTCATCGGATGGTCATTTAGAGATGGTCCGCTTCCAATAAGGAAACAAGGATAACCCGCTAAACGATTTGTCCAAGACCTGACCGCCCTTTTTCTCTTACCACAAGAATGCCTTACCCTTTTCTTTATACGCATACATAATAAATCGGCTATATTCTCTTTTCAGTCAATCAGTTCAACATCCCAGTAACCTATCTCGTTCCATTGATCCGTTTTTACATATTTTTCCCAGATTTTAGGAACCCTGGTAACATAATGAGCGAACAATAAATTCCAAACAGGTTTTTTTGGTTGTTTGAGAAGTTTCATCCCGGCTTCCTCTGGTGTCCTGTTCGCTTTTTTTACATTGGCTTCAACTGAACACAAAACAAGGTTTGTCCAACAAGTTTTTCCACCTCTTGATTTTGGGAATACGTGGTCTTGAGTGGCTTCTTTCAAAGTCAATCTCTTCCCGGTATATGAACATTTTCCCTTATCTCTAATGAACAAATTCCTCCTGGTCAATTTTATTTTTATTCTAGGAATTTTGTTGTAATCCTGAAGAACGATAACATGAGGAATTTTAATCTTCATCATGGCACTACGAACAAACTTGTCATCATTAGAATCGTCCGTTTTGGACATCTCAAGCCACTCATTCCAATTATATTGATTATAATTCTCATCAAGAGCTTTAGCAGATCCTTGGAAAAGTTTGACAATACCTTCTCTTATAGTAGAGACTGTCAATGCAACCCAGCTTTTATTCAAGACCAATGTTTCAGGTTTATTAATTTTGCACGCAGTCATTTTGCCAATCCATTCAAAATTTCTATAAAATCCTCATTCCGATCTACCACGATTATATCAATTATACTGCTCATTTTTTTTATCATACTGACAAATATTATGGCTATATTTTCTATGTCACACGCACTTTCTATTCCTATCCCTGGAATAGCAATGCTTCTCATTCCTTCTTTTGCAGCTTTTTCTAAAACGCATCTAACAGAACGTTCTATATTATACGAACTAGTTAACCCACCTGGAGACTGTGCTATCACTGCGTGATATATCCTTTTTATCCCTATTTCTTGTAAATTTCCTGCATTTGTAGAAAAACAGGTTCCTTCTTCCATTTTACCATTTTTTCGGCATATCCTTTTAGATTCTTTTTCTACTTCATCTCCGGCCAGTGTCTTCACCACTAATCCCAAGCCTCTTGGCATCGCTCCATAGACACTTGATTCGATGGCAATGGCATCTGTATTTGCTTCCAAGATGTTGCCTGTTTTCACGGTAAACATAAAAAAAATCCCCTACAAGATATTATAGTAGAATAACGAGTTCATACTAGATTGTCTGTATCGTTGCATCTATTGATGAAATCCGCAACATCCATATCAAAATATGACGGATTTACTTTGATACGTGTTTTTAGTCTTTTCAGAATTGAACGATGCATTTGACTGACTTTCGATTCTGATATGTTTAACAATGCTGAAATCTTTCTCATAGATAATTCTTGATAGTAGTAGTAATAGATAATACGCCTTTCAACTTGAGAAAAATTCCTACCAATTAGTTTGCCTAAAAATTCTTTTCGCACAAGTGTACTATCAGCAGTTGGCTCGCATTGAGAAACAAGATGCTTATTAAAGTCTTTCTTATTATCATCATTATCGATATCATTTGTATTCGTTTCTATGCTCGAAAAATGATTTGCTTTAAATTTACCAATGTTTTTATGATATTCTTTTGGATTAAATCCTGCTCGTTTGATCGCAGCACTCTCATTGATATAACCTAGTTCTATCGCCATCTCTGATTTTATTTTTTCTATTTTAGATTGTCTGATCCGCACGCTTCTTGGAACTCTATCCTCTTTTCTCAATCCATCGAGAATGCTTCCCCAAATACGGGAAAAAGCATAAGTCTCAAACTTGACTCCCCTTTGATCGTCGAATCCATCTAAGGCTCTATACAACCCCGTAACTCCATGAGATGCCAATTCGTCAACAGATATTTTATAATAAAATTTGGCAGAAAGATTAGATGCTATTCTGCGAACTAGGTGAGTGTAGTAGTATTCTACTAGGACATTGAGAGAATCTCCGTCCCCATTCTTTGAGAAGTTTTTCCATGCAGAATTTAATTCTTTCGTTTTTTGCATACAACTCCCTCAACATTATTATCGGCACTTTTAACTTAAATATTCATTCATTTTAAAAAAAAATTCCCCTTCTATGTTCTTAATGCTATAATGGATAAGAGTAATTGTCGATAGGTATAAATATGAACGTAATGCTACAATCTGACTTTCATGATATATATGACCACTGGTTTGATAGGACTGGTGATTTGTTTTTCTATAGATATATGGTGGATGGAATGGAACGTCGCTATATGTTCCGTATGTTTGATGAATTAAATATTAAATCGCCAGAACACGGAATAGTATCAGAATTGTATAACGTACATCATCATAAAATAGGAAGAACTCATACTCCAAAAATAACAAGATTTTTTCTTCCTGCCGATTTTTTACAATTCGTTGTATATATAGATGAAAAAGTTCATGCGGGCAGTGGAAAAATATTAGTATCAGCAGATTATGCGATAAAAAGTTTTCCAGATAAATATGCCAGTGTCTATACACCATCTTCATCAACATCATTTAGATATTTAAAAATAGGGAAAAAAAGTTTCTGGGTAAAATATCAATCAGATGATGCATGGAGATCAAACATGGGAGATGTGGCCATAGACATTATAGAAGCACGCAATGATGGATATCATCCAAGTATACCACATGCATTATGGGCAATCGACTTTATTCAAACTGGAAAAGAAATGTTGGCGATAGATTTTAATATTTCCCCAGGTATGCCAGATGGTATCGATGCTATAATGAAACCAGAAGAAATTGCACATCAGATAAAAACCGCAGTGTACTATCTAAATAGGATGAGATAAACTACTTCTTTTTTGCACCAGTTACAATCTCCCACTTACTAGGTTTATGTGGCGTTGGATGATCTTTGTTCCATTTTAATTGGTGATATTTGTCCATAGCCAACATATGAATGTAAATCTCAGCATTACTGCCTCTTTTATCAGGAGAATCTTCGTTGACATCGATAGGCATCAAATTAAACCAAGACCACGCTTCTAATTCCCTGTATATCCTCAATGTCTCAAGGTCTAATTCTTTAGCAGTTGTAGGATCATGCAATGTGGATTCGATGCTATTCACAACTTTCTCTGCCCAATCAACTGCTAGGCTTTTTAATCCCTCATCTATATTCGCTTCAATTGGACCTAATTCACCAGCCGCGTATTTCTGCCTACGATGCTTGAGTTGTTTCCTCTTTTCTTGGTTTTCTTTGTTCATAGTCGACTTCCTCAAAGGTTAAAAATAGAAATCATCGAACCTATAATCTATATCGGATAAAAAAAATGAATTGGTATAAAAAATCTTGGAATGTAACGGACACGATCAAAAATGTAATGAAAGGAATGGCTATTAGCGTTGTTCCACTCGGTATTCTACTGTCCTTCCTCCATATATCCGATGCCGATTTCTTAGATATTTTAAAAAGAAACGATGGAGACTCAACCGCAGCACGAAAACAGGTCGAGGATGAGGTGAGATCCAGAATTGCCCAGATATTTGACCACGAACGGTTTGCGGGCCATATAAAGCAATATGAGGGCTTCAGGAACGCCGTATACGACGATGGCATAGGCAATGCCACTATTGGCATAGGACATCTGGTTACGCCTAAATCCAGAGGGATCTTCCAAAGATTATTTGGAAACACTGTCAACTACGATGCAATAATTTCAGGACAAGCAAAATTAACCAATGAACAAGTTAATCAATTAGCAAAATATGATATAAATAAACATCTTAAAAGGGCGAGAAGTATGTTTCCCAAATTTGACACATATCCCTACTATGTTAAAGAAGCATTATTAAATTCAGTTTATCGAGGAGATACGGGGCAAAAAACAGTAGCATTAATAAATTCCGGAAGATGGGAAGAAGCAGCAGCAGAATATATAAATAGACATGATTATCAGAATGCTGGATCTTTGGGCATTCGTGGCATTATAAGAAGAATGGATGCTAATAGAGATGCGATGTTGGAATATGCGAAACAATTGAAAGGTTAATCTAAACCTAGTTGTTTTTTTGCTTCATCCCAAGGAATTCTTGGTTCGTCTTTTCTTTCTTCAATCATTTTTAAATCATCCTCATCTTCTAGATGTTCTATTTGTTCTTCTGTGAGATCGCATTTAACGCCCACAACATCATCAACAACTTCTGCTAAATCACTAATGAGAAGTGTTTTGAATTGTTCGGGATGAAGTATTTCTAATTTACGCCAAATTTTAACCACTTCAGATAATTTCATTTTTTTCTCTCCTATCTTCTATTTTTGCTTTGAATTCATCATGCATGAATGCTTGGTATACATCTATATCAACTTCGATACAAACAATTTTATGAAATGCGTTTCCGAACTCTTTAAAAGTGAGCGTGCCGGTTTTTACTTGACTCTGTAATTTTTCCCATATTTTTGTTATATCAGAAAATTTTATGATAGTTTTTTTTGATTCATTTTCTAATATCTTAGATACTTTTATTTTTTCTTCAGTTGTTAATTCTCTCGTAAGACCCATCATATTTGCGATTGTAGAAAGATTTTTCTCAGATAGTTCCATCTATTTTCTTCCTTCTTCTATCTTTAGAATCCTCTTTCAACCATTCTGGATAGTCATAAAGTCCAGGGGGATAATAAATACCAAGAACATCATTTAATGCTCCACTTAAATCATGATAGGTTATTATATCAAGATTGTATAATTTTTTCCAAATTTTAACCACATCTTTAACCATTAATTGTTTCATAATACTTTCATCATTCTTCCGTTTTTTAAATTTTAAAAAGAGGTCAAGTTAATAAGAATCGGGGTTGTTATTTGATAGAAATAGTTAACCGACTCAGTTCAGACCTTAATCTGGTTCAGGTCGGACTCGAACCGACACGGACTGTAACATCCACAGATTTTGATTTGTTTGTAAAAAAATCTGTCGCCTCTTGCCAATTGGGCTACTGAACCTTGTACACTACATTATAGCATGTTTGTTCATTTTTCCAATGATAAATTATATGATTTTTTAACAAAAAGATACCCAGGGTGAGATTTAAAAAAAGGTTTTCCACATTTATCTCGGTATTAATGTATTATTATGGTTATTATTAGGAGAATCACATGAATAAAAAACAGTACACAAAAGAAGAATTAGCACGACATCTTAAAAAGGCAAAAAAACAATTAGGCAAAATGCCAACAGCAGAAGGATATGAATCTTTATCATCTGATTTTCCAGATCGAACTACAATAAGCCGATATTTTGGTTCATGGCATAACGCTTTAAAAGAAGTATTTAATTACACTACAAAAACTATGAATCCACCTCAACAAGTTCAATGTAAACAATGTGATAAAAAATTTATGAGACAACCAGGACAAATTAAACAGAGTAAATCAGGAAATCAATTTTGTTCTTCTTCTTGTGCCGCAACATACAACAACACCCATAAAACCACTGGGACCCGGCGTTCAAAATTGGAAAAATATTTAGAAGAACAACTCGTAATATTGTATCCGAAATTAGAGATTCACTTCAACAGAAAAGATACGATTAATTCTGAACTTGATATCTATATTCCAAGTCTCAAATTGGCATTTGAATTAAATGGCATTTTTCATTACGAACCTATACATGGTCAGAAAAAATTGGCACAAATACAAAATAATGATCATAGAAAATTTCAAGCCTGTTCCGAAAAAAACATTGGATTATGTATTATTGACTCGTCTAAGTTAAAATATTTTAAACCAAAGAATGCTCAAAAGTATCTTGATATAATAATAAAAATTATAAATGCCCAGAGCGGTATTTGAAACCGCACATTAATCGGGTCTAAACCGATTTCCTCTGCGTTGGGATACCTGGGCTTGTATTATTTAATTTTCAAATGGTCTGCCAATTAGCCTACCCCGGCTTGTATTTATTTTGTGCTAATATCGATATCAGCTGGTTCTTCTAATTCTGGCATTTCTTCTTCTTGAGGATCTAATTCGTTGGCAACTCTACCTAATGCAGTCCGTAATTCTGCGGCAAAATTTCTATCTTTATTGAGTGCCAATTCGTGAGACAACTTGCGAAAACTATCAGCGATGTGTTTGTTCATACCCATTTGTTATGCTCCTTTATTTCCAAAAGGCCACTTGCCTTCTGCTTTGAGTTTTTTCACTGCTGCTGCCATTTTTCTTTTATCGGCTTTTTCTATTCTTTTTTGAATTCTATTGAATTCCTTTTCAGTCATTCCTTCCAAAAAATGAATAATACCTCTTAATTCGGGACATCCATTTCCTCTCTCACCACGCATCGCATTGACTGGTACTTTTTCGTATGCTCCATATTTACAATCGCACATATGCATTCCTGGTGCGTAAGCACAAACACTTCGACGAATATTCTCTGCGGCTTTTGTCAATTGTTCTTTTGTCATATCAAACATTGTTTTCTCCTCATGTCCATATGCCATTTTTGTTCCATAAATAAGGCAAATCTTTTGATACATCTCCAAAATATTTTACATAATAATCATAATTTTTTCGCAATAAATTAGACCGATGAGATCGATGAAAAGGTTCATATCCCATCCAAAAAGGCATCTGAATATGATCTTTATGAGGAATACTAAAAAGTCCCATATTGTGCTTATATCCTCTTCTAATCCATTCTGTCGAAATAACATTAAAATATAACATTAATGCGTTATCATACCCATCCCACATTTTTATAATCGGATGATGTCTCCATCCATTGTTTTTATTTTGGATGGCATTTAATATCTGCTTAGCTTCTATGCGTTGCTTGCAAAGACGCCTATAATCCAATATTTTCGCTGTTTCTTCAAAATCCGAATAGGGTAAAAAGGTTTGCATTATTTCTCCTTCACTATACATTATAGGCATATCTATATATTTTTTTTCACATTTTTTAAATAATCCGATAATGTAATCATAACATTATAACATTAAGGAGAAAATTATGGACCAAAAAATAACAACACCGATCACAATAAGATTGCCGGAAAACAAACTAAATTTGCTTAAAGAAGCAGCTAGAAAACAAGCAGCAGAAAAAGGAACAGATATATCTTATTCTGATATTGTCAGGGATCTTATCAATCAATATATTACAAATGATCCATCGCTAAATACAAAATCGGAATCAGAAAACGATAATAACAATAATCTCCCAACATATGAACATGTAAAAACGCCAGAAGATCTCCATGCTTTACTGTCATACACTCTCGCCGATGTTATGGCGGGTGTAAAAGATATAGTGGTAGACGAAATATCAAATAATATAGAAAATTTCCTGAATAGCAACAGTTTACCAAGACAAGTATTACATGTTGACAGATTACCTGCCGGTGGCAAACCGGAATACGATATAACACAGTATTCTTCTTATGGAAAAAGCTCCGGTGAAAACATACTGATGGTGCCAATTAGAGGAGCAGAGCCACGATGTGTAAAATTAGAAAATAATAAATTTATCATTCCGATGTTTGAAATCGCAACATGTCCAGGTTTATCATGTGAATGTTGCTGGGAAACATGTCAATTAAATATAGACAGTATAAATTTAGGAATCAATAAAAGCATTCATAATATTACGAGAGAAGAGAATGTAAATTTTATAAATTTGCTAGAAGAGACAGTGAAAAAAACCGGTAATAAAATATACCTCTCAATGTCACATCCATCTGAACAAGAATTTGCCGTTATTATGCCCGTGGGTATTCGCAAAAAATTGGATAATAATACATTAAAGAATGATAATCTAAATGGCATTTTAAATAAAGCCAGGAATATAATATACAAACCAAAACTTCACCAAAATGAGGGTAAAAAATTATTTATCATTTATAATCCTCACAAATGCGGAGTGATGCCTATTCATCCTTTTCCTAAAATTATCCAAGCATCAGAATCGAAAAGGCTTAAGGCATCTGTGGTTATCATTGAGAGTTTAGGAATGTGTATTAATACTGATAATGTATACGAAATTGATCTAACAGATGTAGATTATTAACTGGACCCCGCTGGAATCGAACCAGTTGACCGAACCACCTTGCATCGTTATAACGGCCAGCGAATTTACAGTCCGCGACAAGGAGCGAGATCCAAAAACTTTTTCTTGGGAGTCGTTCCTGAATTAACTTACATAAGTCAAAAAGGAACGATTCCCTTGGTATAAACATATGAACTTGTATAGTTTCTAATCACGGTTTTGTTCCTTTATTACATTATAGCACCTTTTTACAATTTGTCACAACTATTTTTTGTTTTTCATCATAACAATATGTTCGTCTTTTGAACCACCTGTATCTTCCCACTCTAATTCTAGTGGAGGATATTTATTATTCCCAGACACAGAACCCCTTATTATTTGAAAATCATATCTTTTGCCCAGAAATTTTTCTGCCCATAAAGCATGGTTCATACTACAAACCCATAATAAAGGTTTATGAAATGCCAAAGCAAATAAAATAGGAACGATCCTCTTCGACACAATCATCACTTCCCTTAATGTTCCTTTTGCATCACTGATATTTTGTAAATTGTCTAATTCATCACTTCTTAAACGACGAAAACCAGTTAACTCACAGAACTCTTCTGGCATATCTATTTTGTCTAACAATTCCAATAAAAATATTTTGCCCATTTTGCCAGGGACAATACCAAAATTAACAACTTTACGATTCAAATAAACCTGTATGTTGGCAGAAATTTCTACAATAAGATTGTCCATACCTTTATATCGAAAAAAAGACACACGAATGTGATCGAAGACCTTCGTGTGTCCTGTGCAGAATATCGAAATTGTTACATGAAGGATCAGACACCAACTTCGATATTGAAGGAAAGACTATTTCTTCTTGGCCTGCTGAATCTGCTTCAACTGTACATTGCCAATTGCCTTTTTCATGTCCATCCCTGGCATATTGTAGGGGAACAAGATGAAGGCGTTATTGGGTCCAGTTGCGGCTTCTGACATTGCCTTGACAGTGTGCCATTGTAGATATTCCGGACAATCTTTAAGAGAAGTTTTAATAACCTGAATAGATTCGGCAATGGCTTCGGCTTTCTTGACAGTAACCAATTTCTTAGCTTCTTCTATCTTCAATTCACCCTCAGCCTTTTTCAAATCAGCACGAGTTTGAGCGGCAGTTTCTTCTTCTCTCAACTTGATCGTGGCAAGTTTTTCTTGTGCAGCAGTAACAGTCTTTGGCCAATCATAATTTACCACTTTGACCATTGTGACGCTCATGGGAGTGCCTTGGGCGGCAGCAATAATCCCCTGTGTTACCTGTGCTTCTAAGTCTGCCCTATTAGCACACACTGATTCTACGTCCATTTGTGTGCCAAAAACAGTTCTTGGTACGCTCTGTGCCAATTGTTGAACATACTTTTCATACAAAGATTTATGTGAAATACAATATTCGTCCTTGCTTTCCTTTCCACCGGCCATCACATCATCAAAAACGGTAAGTACAGCATCTTCTCTTGTTTTGTCCAAACCACATCTAATACTGACAGTGATGTCCAAATTGACTTTTCCACCAATCAAGATATCCATCTTTTCCTTGTAAACTGCGATTGTGCTGTCAACACGATACATGTCATCTCTTCCAAAGCACATATGACTGCCAATGCCAAGTAACTTCTTATCCCAGCCATTTGCCGTCTTGACACGCCCTACTTCGCCCTGCTCGACCTTCTTATTACATCCTACTACAGCGAACATACCTACGACCATCAACATTACAGCGATTAAAGTTCTTTTCATTGGGTTTCTCCTTCTGTTAGTTAGAACTTTCCTACTTGTTTCTCTCTTGAATCTTTTTTGCTTCTGCTGCCATCTTCTTATCGAAATCGCTCAAAGACTCGTCATGTTTCGCTTTGAGATTTTTGTCTATCTTTTTTGTATTTGCCCGAATTTCTTGTTCGGTCGGAGCAGTTGTAGCCATTACTTTACGAATATATTCTTTCTGCTTTGGATTTTCATAATCATCAGGTCTATTAAAGTGGTCCTGAGTGATTCTCCATCCAAGCGTAATGGCAACTATCAAAAAAGATGCTACAATTACAGTTCTGACAGTTCCCATTATCGGGGAATAGTCTGGGTTCTTTGAGGCTTTCAGTTCTCGTCTAACAAACCAATATAAGACGAGGATTGAAAGAACGATTGCGGCGGTAATAAATACTGGTCCAATGATTGATGTGAAAATAGCTAACATGGTTTTCTCCTTCTGTTCGAGTATCTCATTATAGCACTATGTTAGAGGAATCGACAACATTTTCCCAGAACTTAATAAAAATGTTAATAAAAATGCATAAAACATTTTTTGAGGCAAAAACAGCAAGGTCTCCTGATTATGCTCGTGCTTTAAAAAAAGCGGCAAAGAAAATAAAAGGAGATTATCTCTTTTTTGATAGTAATGACAAATTATACAACAAGGCCATTTCTCTAAAATACTCTAAGCAAAAGAAACCTAAACCATCAATTAAACCTAAAGTGAAACGTAAAATAAAAAGATGTAAATGCGGAAATTAAAGTGATACTGTTTGGATGCGTGTCGCAACATAAACCTGTTGCCAATCTAAATTATATCTTCTGACTTCTTTATAATACTCTTCTATTCCGCTTTTTAGTTCATCTGGGAATGAGTCTTGTAAATCATAATATTGTGCCTGGGTGGCCAATAAAACAATTTTTCGCAATAAAATCTTAATATCCCTACTGATCGTAGCAATATTATTTAACGTTGTTGACCTTGCTGACTGAGGTATGTCTTTACATTTATGTATTCTGTCATACAATCTGTCATTCGATTCCAGTGCTGTTCTCAGCCCTGATTCTATTCCTGATAACTTATCTAAAAATTCAGATATATTATTGAAACTAAACATAATATATTCTCCCATATAATAAAAAAAAGATTAGATTTCTCTAATCCGTGATAATCTTTTGCATTCTATCTATTTCTTCTAATGCAGCCCCAGGAGCCGTTACTATTTGTGACTGCTGCTTGCGTTGGGCTTTTTCCTGAGCTTCTTGCATTTGTTTAAACATGTCTTCCGCAGATTGATTAAATAATTGTAAGGCTTCTTCAACATTTTTGGCACCCGGTATGGAAAATTTTATTTCCTTCGGTTCTTTTACCATCGCCATACTCATTCCACCCTGTTCATTCGGCACCACTTGTGGTTTTGTGACTGCAATCATAGCAGAACCATAATAAATAACATCTTCGTCAACCTCATAATCTTCATCCTCTACTTCTATTTCAGCCGTACCTGCTCGTTTCCACTCCTCGATACGTTGTCCAGTTTCTGCCATATATTCCTCTTTTTTTCGATAACTAACTTCTTTTTTCATTTTTGATTCTCCTTTTTTGACATTTAAATTAAATCTCTCTCTTTAACGGAAAATACATAAGTTGAACCTTCCATGTTTTATTTCAATTTTCCATTATATGGAATCATTTTGATTTGAACACCATTATCTTTTGTTTGTGTGAAAACAAATTTGTGTTTGTGTTAATCATCAATTATTTCTACTTTGTCAAATATTTTTGCTATTGTTTCACCATTATCATCGATTAAACTTCCTATATCATCGCCTGAAACTAAAATCATTTTATTCTCCAAAACGGACAGAGTGGGATTCGAACCCACGGGACCGTAGCCCACTGGTTTTCGAAACCAGCCCATTCGACCTGACTCTGGCATCTGTCCATAAATCAAATATCCAAATATTCGTTTGGCATATCTATATTAAACTTTTCTTTTACAGCTTCCTGTATATCTTCGGTAGTTAGATTTCCTCTTGCTATTTCTTTAAATTCGAATTCATATATTTTTTCCAGAAATTCTTTTAAACCAGGATGTTTCTTGAAAAAGTTTTTCTTTTTGGCTTCTTTTTGATGTATCTTATTTTTCCCTCCTTGGAATTTATACCACATCACTTTATATGCTTTTTGCTTTGTCTTATATCCATATCCCTGGGCATCATCTAAAACATTATTATCATCATCTGCTATGACAAATCTTTGTTGATATCCGTCCGTATCTTTCTTCGGTATAACTTTAATATTTTATTCCTCTTTTCTTACGGAAAGCAGTGGACTTGAGCCACACGCCCTTTCGGGTGTATTCGGTTTAGCAAACCGATATGGGGCCTCCCCATTTCACTTTCCTCATACTCCATTATAGTCCATGTATCCATTTTTTTTATACTTTTCCTGATTTATTTTTCGCACATACTGTCATTTTTATTTATATCCCAATATGTTGGTAGAAATTTGGGATTCATCGTATCAATAAAATGTTTTCTCCAATCTAAAATGAATTGGTCCACATCTTCAACTCTGTTTATTATCTCGTTTCCTGGGCAAAATTTAATAAGTTTTTTTACCACAGGATTCAATTGAGAAGCAACTTCCAGGTCTTCTTGTGTTATTATATTTCTTTTGAAGAATACCTTCAAATAATCCATATCTTTTTCTTCATAGTCTCCAGATAAAATCGCATCAGCGGATTGTTTGGCAACTAATAATATATCGTCAGTAACCTCCCCCTTCTTATGAATAGGGACACCATACTTCTTATGTAATTGTTTTTTCTTTACATTCGCACTTTCTTCATATTTCCAATGACATTCTTGGCACATCAAAACAACATCGTGATACACATGCCTTTTCAAAGATATCGGGAAATATTTTCTATAGCAATAGGGAACAATATGGTGCTTCGTCAGGGTGTTTTCTCCATTTTCTCCGCACACAGAACACTCATTTTTTCTGTCAGAAAGATAAAAAGCATCTTTAGATTTTCCTCTCCCTTTGGGTTCGAAGTTTAATTTGATTGTAGGAGGGTCATTATTGACTAATTTAGCCAATCCTTTTTCCAAATACCAATTAATTTTATTTGTTCCAATTCTACATAAGAGTTCGCCATCGGGGGCTAACATTTTTCCATTTGTATATAGATTTTTCTTCTTCAGTGTTTGTTGTTGCATTGTGTCTCCTTCAAAACATTATAGGACAAAATTATCAATCCTCATATAAATACATGTCAGAGTATAGATCACATTGTCGATCCCTCTGATATGCTATTGATGGGTGATTTCCTTTTGTAAATTGAAGATCATTTCTCCATCCTAGTTTTTTGCCAACCACAGGGCTAAATACTTTCGCATTACTAAGAACAGCGGCCCACCAAGAAAATGTCGAATTAGCCCTGAAAATTACATCTGCATTTTGTATTGTCTGAAAATCATACAAAAAGTTGTACGGATCATGTCCTGCCCACGCTTTATACCTCGGAGTGCAAAAATTTTCTTGTACAAAACAAACATCCTCATAATTGTATCCTAATTCTGCTACGGCCTCTTTGTAACATATTTTCTGTACAACAGCATAAAGATGTTTGTGATATGTAAAATCTCCTCTGCGTAAATGTGCTACAATCTTTTTATCCCTATCAGGTTCTATTTTGTATTTATCCTTAAACTCAAACCACTGTTTCGCTTGTTGCCTTGTAAACAACGATACACCACTTTGGCTAAACCAAAATATAGATTCGAAATCTACGTTATAGATTCCACATGGAGGTTGATTGGCAGTATGACTTGGCAATGGTTCTTTAATAGTATTGTCATTGATATTTTTAAATATTTCACGACCAATCCAATTCTCGGGTATTTCTAATGTATATCCATAAGTTTGACAATATCCTTTGGCTGTAGCATATTGAAATAACTGATTACCAAATCCGCCTAGACGTTGCTGCCCTAGACCTGACAGTTGGATTATTTTTCTTGGATCTGGATCAAAAGTTAAATTGTGTCTTATATTTTTCAAAAAATCCTTTTTAACATATAAAGCGTCACCCCATTCAGGTTCTTCCAAATTAACTAGGATTCTTTTGAAGTCAAATGTATCTAAATATTCATCTAGATCTGGTAGTATAGGAGAATTCTCGTACAAAGGAACAAGTGCTATTTCTACATAAATGATATTTACATTTTTTAGTGTTTCTGTAGCCCCTTTAAATGCCATTAATTCTGCCCCCTGTATGTCCAAACACATCGCATCAATATTATAACCGTTTTCTTGTACCAGGAGGTCTACGGTCGTACAATCGACTTCTATTTTATTAATATATGAACATTGGGGGTAAATTTTTTTGTGATGGTCAAATTTTAACAAAGAGCTACTGAACCCGTCATTATCAGCAATAAAAAATTCCGCCTTCCCAGGCTTATCTGACACGGCTACGTTGTGTAGCTTTCTATGTGCCATTTTTCTTTTAAGTTTTTGAAAAATCAAAGGGCAAGCTTCAACATAAATTGGTTCAACGTCAAATTCGTAATACAATCTGTCTTCTTCCCCGTAGTGAGCACCAATATGCAATAATGTTTTGCACTTGATATCAAATCTGCGAAAATATTCTGTCATATATCTAAACATATATTCATTCGTACTCATACATATGCATGTCTGTAAACCACTGTTTATGGTTAAAATGATCCTTGTGTGCAATGTGCGGATAATTCCCCTCTACGAATTGAATGTCATTTTGCCATCCTACTTTATTTTCGACCACAGGGCTAAATACTTTCGCATTACTAAGAACAGTAGCCCACCAAGAAAATGTCGAATTAGCCCTGAAAATTACATCTGCATTTTGTATTGTCTGAAAA